AACATGGCACGCACGACGAGGAAAATTCAGGCCCCCACGAGCTCGTTCGATCTCGAGTTTGTGCTGCGTACGGTGTACGAGCACAAAGGCTCTGCCACAGCCCGTGAGCTGTCCCGTGCGCTGGGTGTGAGCACCGCGACGCTGTCTGGCTGGATGCGCGAGCACCCGGAGGTGGAGGCTGCGGTGCGTGAGGTGCGCAGCTTTGCCGACGACGCGGTCGAGAGCGCGCTGTTCAAACGCGCCATCGGGTACGAGCTGGACGTTGTCGAGAAGACCGAGACGACGACCGCCAAGGGGACGTTCAGCTCAACCAAGACGCGAGTAGACCACATCCCGCCCGACGTCGGCGCGGCCAAGTTCTGGCTCGCCAACCGCCGCCGCGGCAAGTGGGCGGATCGCAAGGTCGTCGAGGTCGAGGCCTCGCTGACGGCCATCCTCGACCACGTCGCCGAAGTTCTGGACCTTGACCCGTCTGAGTGGGGAGAAGCCGATGCCGCCGAGTGATGCACGTCCGGGCGAGAGCAAGCTCGCGTACTACAAGCGCAAGGTGATCGAGGTCGGCCGGTACGACCCGCTGGGCTTTGCCGAGCTGGCGTGGCCATGGGGCCGCAAGGGGACGGCGCTCGAGGACGAGGACATCCGGCGCTGGCAGAGCGAGGTCATGGGTGCCATCGGCGACCACCTGCTGAACCCGGGGCTTCGCCACACGCCGCTGTTCCTCGCCGTCGCCTCTGGCCACGGTATCGGCAAGTCTGCCCAGATCGGGATGCTGAGCACGTGGGCGCTCAGCTGCTTCGACAGACCGCGCGTCCTCGTCACTGCGAACACTGAAAACCAGCTGCGGACAAAGACCAGCCCCGAGATTGGCCAGTGGGTCAACACCTCGCTGTTCGCCGGCGACTTCGAGGTCGACACGCTGTCGGTCAAGCTGAAGTCGAACCCCGATCAGCACCGCCTCGACCTGACGCCGTGGAGCGAGAACAACACCGAGGCGTTCCAAGGCCTGCACGCCAAGGGCCGACTGGTCATGGTGATCTTCGACGAGGCCTCGGGCATCCCGCCGAAGATTTGGGAGGTGGTCTACGGCGCGCTCACCGACGCCGACACCGTGCTGATCTTCATAGCTTTCGGTAACCCGACGCAGGCCACCGGCCCGTTTCGCGATTGCTTTGGCAAGGACCGGCACCTGTGGAAGACTTGGAACATCGACAGCCGCACGGTCGAGGGCACGAACAAGGCCGCGCTGCAGGCCATCGTCGACAAGTACGGCGAGGACAGCGACGTGGCGCGCTACCGCGTCAGGGGCCTGTTCCCGCGCACCTCGAACCGCCAGATGGTGCCCGAGTATCTGATCGACGCCGCGATGAAGCGTCACTACCGCAAGGACCAGTACGACTTCGCCCCCGTGATCCTGACCTGCGACCCGGCATGGACTGGCGAAGACGAGCTGGTGATCGGGCTGCGGCGCGGGCTCGTGTACGAGCAGCTCGAGGTCATACCGCGCAACGACAACGACATGGAGGTTGGGGCGAAGCTCGCCAACTACGAGGTCGTGTACGACGCCGACGCGGTGTTCATCGACTTGGGCTACGGCACGGGCATTTACTCGTATGGCAAGACCATCGGGCGCGACTGGGAGCTGGTGCCTTTCGGCGCGGCCGCGTCGCGTCCGGGGCTCGCCAACAAGCGGGCCGAGATGTACGACGATCTCGTCGACTGGCTGCGCAACGGCGGCGCGCTGCCGCCCGACCAGAAGCTGCGCGACGACCTTGCCGGCATCGAGACCAAGCCTACCCATGACGGCACCATCCAGCTGCTGTCGAAGGAGGAGATGCGCAAGAAGGGCTTGCCGTCTCCTGACCGGGCTGACGGGCTGGCGCTGAGCTTCACGCGGCCCGTGCAAAAACGTCCCATACCCATTTCTGTTCTGGTGGCTAGGCAAAAGGCCGGAGTGGGTGTACAAGGGGGGTCAACGTATGTGCACGACCCCTTCAGCTGAGCAGGAGATGCCAATGCCCGCACCGAAGACCAGCCCCCGCCCGAAGGCGAAACCCAGCAAGCTGGCGCCCAAGACCAGCCCCCGCCCGAAGGCGCGGCCCAGCGCCCCCGCCAAGAGCCCGCGCCCCAAGGCGCGCCCGAGCAAGTAAGGAGGCTCTGATGCCCGCACCCCTGACAAGCCCGCGGCCCAAGTCGAGGCCCAGTACGGCGCCCACGTCCAGCCAGCGGCCGCAGGCGCGTCCCGCCGGCACGTCGGTGGCGTCGCCGGCCAAAGGCATTGGCTCTGCCTCGGAAGACCGGGCCAAGAACCCGACCAAGACCGTGACGTCGGCGCAGCCGCAGGCGCCAGCTCCCGTGCAGACGCCGGCGCCGGCGATCATCCCGAACCCGCCGGTGCAGAACCGCGCGCCTGATCAGCCGGAGACCAAGGCACCCGTGGCGCCGAACGCGCCGTCGGCCAACCTGCCGGCCGATCAGGTCGAGGCTGACCGCGGGTCCAAGCGCCCAGACCGCACGCTGCTGGACGCCATCCGCGAGCCCGGGGCCAACCGCTCGGCCCAGAAGTACAAGGGCACCGTGCTGTCGTCGGTCTACAAGCTGCCGGTTGACGGCGCCGCCGCGGCCAAGACGCTGCAGCAGTTCAACGGCCCGCGCGGCTCGAAGACCATGCTGGGTGCCTGATGTCTGGCATCGGGCAGGCCTTGCTGGATGACTTCACGTTGTCGGTGGACGACAAGCAGCTGTGCACGCTGTCGCACGTCCTGCGCGTCACCGCCGACAACCCGGACCACACGCTGGTGAAGCTGCACATGACCCCGGTCGCCGCACGCAGGCTGGCGTACGATCTTGAAGAGCTCGCCATGCTGCGAGGCGCGCCCCCGACGGGAGACGAAGGATGAAGACGCAGAAAGAACAGCTCATGCAGCTCGGTGCGGGGCTCAAAGCGCTTCGTACACCGTACGAGGCGCATTTGCGTGAGATCGGGGAGAACTTCATGCCGCGACGGACCCGGTTCTCGTCGGGTCATTCGCATAAGTCTGACAGCTTCATCAACCGGCAGATCATCAACGCGCGACCGCGGCTTGCGCTGCGTACGATGCAATCTGGTATGCAGTCGGGCATGACCAGCCCGGCGCGGCCGTGGTTCCGACTGTTGGCCACCGACCCGGCCATGCGTCGCGACGCGACCATGAAGGCGCACCTGTCGGCGGCGCAAAACGAGATGCGGCAGGTCATGCAGTCGACCGGACTGTACAACGCGTTCCACACCACGTGGGGCGATCTCGGCTGGAGCGGCACTGACGCGATCATCCTCGAAGACGACGACGCGCAGCTGCTGCGTCCCATCACGCTGGTGCCCGGGGAATACTGGGTCGGCGCGAACGGCCTCGGCCGGATCGACACACTCTACCGCGAGTACAAGTCGACGATCCAGAGCATCGTCGGGAAGTTCGTGTACAAGGGCAACAAGTACGGCGACCCCGACTGGTCCGTGGTCACGAGCGACATCAAGAACGCGTGGGACAAGGGCGACATCGGCGCGCTGCGCGACGTGTGCCAGCTGATCTACCCCCGTGCGGATCGCGAGATGGACCGCATGGACTGGACGAACAAGCCCATCGCGTCGACGTACTGGCTGCACGGCAAGAACGACAGCAGCCTCGAGCGTCTGCTCGGCAACCGCGGCTACGACGTGAACCCGATCATCGCCTCGCGCTGGGACGTCGAGGGCGAGAACGTTTACGGCTCGAGCCCGGCCATGGACGCGCTGTCCGATGCGAAGACCCTGCAGGTGCAGGAGCGCGACATCCGCGAAGCCATCCGCCGCATGAACCGGCCCCCGATGAACGCGCCGGTCGAGATGCGAAACTCTGGCTACAGCCTCGCGCCGGAGGCGGTCAACTTCATGGCTGACCCGTCGAAGGGTATGCTCCCGGCGTACCAAATCCAGCCGCCCATCCAGCATCTGCGCGAGATGTCGAAAGACATCGAAGACCGCATCGACGAGGCGATGTACGCGAACCTGTTCCTGATGATCTCGCGGCTGCAGCGCAGCGAGATCACGGCTCGCGAGATCGACGAGCGCCACGAAGAGAAGCTGATCAGTCTGGGCCCTGTGCTCGAGCGGCAGCACCACGAGAAGCTGGGTCCGGTGATCGACCGGGTCTACAACGCGGTGCTGGCTTCCGGGCGCGTACCCCCGCTGCCGGCGGAGTACGCCGACGTGCCGGTGAAGATCGACTACATCTCGCTGCTGGCTCAGGCGCAGAAAGCCGTGGCGACGGGCGGTATCGAGCGCCTGTACGGCTTCCTCGGCAACCTGTCGGCCGCGGACCAAGAGGTTCTCGACTTGACCGACAACGACGAGGCTGTACGAGAGTACGCCGATATGCTAGGCGTACCCGCGACGATCATGCGAGACGAGGCCAAGGTGGCCGAGCGTCGCGAGCAACGCCGCGCCGCTGTCGAGCAGGAGAGCGCCATGCAGAGCGCCGCCATGATGGCCCCGGCTGTGAAGCAGGGTGCCGAGGCGGCGAAGATCATCGCGGACACGGACGCGACCGGACGCCCGGTCGACATCCTCCGCAATCTGGGCTTGAGGTAAGGAGGCTGGCATGACTGCTGTTTCTATCCAAGGCGGGGATGTCGCGTCGTGGGGCCCGCTCGCTGCGTCTCAGACGGGGGAGGCTCTGCCGGTAAAGCCCGGCGGGCTCGCGCTGTCCGCGGTGGCTGTCACCGGCACTTTCGGGGGCACGGTGTTCTTCGAAGGCTCGCTTGACGGCGTCAACTGGTTTTCGCTGCGCGACACTCGAAACAACCTGATCGAGCTCACGTCGGCCGCGCTGGTGGAGCTCTCCACAGGTGTTGCGTACGTTCGCCCGCGCACAGGCACGGGCGTGGTAGCAGCCACGGTCAAAGTGACGCTGGCATCGTGAAGCC